GAGCATAGCAAAAGTTCTTGTTTTTGTACCATTCAGACATACGATAAACTTGCTACAAGAGTTTTTGCTGGGGGCTGGCGTACCTTGCGAATGTATTACTGGTAGCGTATCACTACCTAAACGCACCGACATTATTAAACGGTTCCAAACAAACGACGATACCAAAGTATTGATCATACAACCCCAAGCAGCAGCACACGGAGTCACACTTACAGCAGCCAGTACGGTAATTTGGTACGCACCCGTAACAAGCACCGAAACTTATTTACAGGCCAATGCCCGTATAAATCGTAAAGGTCAAACCAACAAGATGACTGTCGTGCACATACAAGGCAGCCAAGTTGAACGAAGACTATATAAATTATTGTCTGGAAAATTAGCAACGCACACCCAACTACTTGATTTATATAACGAAGTAATAAAGTAATAATGAAGTTGACAGTGTTAATTTACTAACACTATAATAACTACCCAACTCTTACAAGCGGAGTATGAATATGACTGAAGAATCTATACCAGCCCACGATCAACTTGCAGGCGCGATAGTTAAACTACGCGACGAGATAGCTAAGATCAAAAAAGAAGCTGACAAGAAAATAGACAAACTCAAAGAAGACAAAGAAAAGATGGAGTCTTATCTCAGAGATCATTGTGTTAAAAATAAAATTAAAAGTATTAGCACGGACAGCGGCACAATAATGTGCAGGCTGGATAGAAAGATAGGAACGACTGACTGGCCTGCGTTTTATGATTGGGTTGTTGAAAACGACGCATTCGATTGCCTTGAGAAACGTATAAAACAATCTGCCATGAATGAATTTATAGAAGAACATAAAGAGGAGATAAAGGAGAACCCCGACAAAATGCCTAACGGATTAGTCACAAACGCTGAATATAAAATTATAGTACGAAGATCATAGGGAGAATAGTATGAGCAAGGATATAACTACAGAAAATACGTTTGATATAACACAAGCGCCAAGCCACATAGAGAAAACCGAAGTTGCGGTTGAAAGCATGTCTTTTACTCGCCGCATAGACCGTAAAGGGCAGCTATGGCAATTAAAAGCGGGTAAGGATGTACTGCACGAAGTCAATACGCCGCACATAGACACGGTCATTATTGCCAGTGCACCAACGGTATCAAGAGCGTACTACGATTCCGACTACGTAGAGGGTGTAGCAAAACCACCTGTATGTTGGACAGCCGATAGTAACGGTGGCCCAGATGCTAGTGTAGCAGAGCCGCAGCATAGTAAATGCAGCCTGTGTCCTCAGAATGTTAAGGGTTCTGGCAGCGGGAATACAAAAGCCTGTCGTTTATTCACTCGTGTAGCTGTTGGGTTTATTGGTGACACCGAAGCAACACAGGGGGTATTCCAACTCCAACTACCTGCTACATCTACTTTTGGTAATGCACCTGATCCAAGTGGCAACCCTAAGAGAACGCCGTTTATGAAGTATAAGCAGCTTCTAGGAAGTAATGGGTACACGGTAGATAAAGTCATTACCCGTATCTCACAAGACCAGAACGCAGCTTATAAGAAACTATTGTTTGAAGCTGTAGCGTTTGTAGGAGAAGATTCTTTAGAGTACATATCTGGATTGCAGAACAATGCAGACACACAATCTGCCATAGAGACTAAGTTCAGTGCTGCTAAAGACGACGAAGACGAAAGTCCTGCCGTTGCATTTGACGTAGTTAACGATACACCTAAAGTCCGTAATAAGAAATCTAAAGCGAAGGGTGACGTTGCAAATCCAGCAGAGTTAGACGATATACTTTCGCAGTTTACAGATAGTGATAAGGTAGACGATTAATGAAAGATAGCAGGGGATATAGCTTAAAGTTGTATAAGGAAAACCAAAGTGCGCCGAGCCAACACATCGGCGCACAGTTGGGCAATGTATGTATTGCAAATGGCATACCCGCGAACATTATAGGTGAATATTTTGGAGTATCTAAACCAACTATATATTCATGGTTTCGCGGGAGGTCTATACCACACAAACGGCATCACGAAAAGATAGCTAGTATCTTAGAACACGGGGGCTTGGATGCACGGTAATGATAGAAACATTGGCAAGAATCCTTCCACAAGAAGGTCATTATTGTCTTGTTAGCATAAAGAAGCCACTACCGATAAAGCATGGTTTTTATAATACATTAGAGGAATTAGAAAAAGACGCAGAAAACCGACTATCGAACGGATGGGATGTTTACTACGGTTGTTCTACTTTTAAAGATGGTTCTTCTAGGAAAGCTCCTAATGCGTTATTGGTAAAGTCTTTTTGGTTAGATTTAGATTGCGGTGAAAGTGACAAAAAACCGTTTGATTCCCAGAAAGAAGCACTTATTGCTCTCAAGAAATTTTGTAACACTACAGGACTACCCGACCCCACGTTAATAAATAGTGGTAATGGGGTTCACGTATATTGGATTTTGCAGGAGGCAATTACTCCTGATGTATGGCAGCCCGTTGCAGATAGTTTAAAGAAGTTATGCAGAGATAATGCGTTTGAAGCTGACCCAGTAGTCACGGCAGATGTATCTCGTATACTACGAATACCAGACACGCTTAACTATAAGACAGACCCACCTAAAGAAGTAAAAGTTTGGGCGGCGCAAAAAGAATCTACTTACACGACCCTAGCGGAGTTTGCCGCAATCGTAGGTGTGGTAGAGGTAGAGGTTAAACCAGAGCCGTTTGTTCTTACACCATTAGCGCAAAGTATACGCGCTAATAAACAGTCTAGGTTTGAAACAATCATCCGTAAGTCTGTTGATGGGAACGGCTGTGCTCAGATAGATAATGCTTTAGTTAATCAAGAAAGTATGGAAGAACCACTCTGGAGAGCAGTTATATCTATTGCGGCTAATTGCATAGATGCTGATACAGCTATCCATTTAGTATCCAATAAACACTCAGGCTACACCCCAACAGAAACCACAGAAAAAGCGAGTAAATTGGCAGATAAGCCGTATAGGTGCGCTACGTTTGAGTCGATAGCCCCAGAGCACTGTACAGATTGTCCCAACAAGGGAAAGATTGGCAGCCCCATTAGGCTTGGAGAAGAGATAAAACGGGAGGAAGTTTTAGTAGAGGATATTGAGGCTACGGAAGACGAGAAGATAGTAGATGTTTTTGACAAACCTATATTACCAGACCCGTATTTCTACGCCGTACCTAAAGGTATATATAAGAAAACGTCTGACGATGAACCCGACTTGCTAATCTACGAAAACAATTTCTTTTTGACTAAACGCCTGCATGATAAAGAGAAAGGGGATTTGGTATTTGCTAGGTTAGAGTTACCTAAAGACGCACCACGCGAGTTTATGATCCCCTTGTCGATTATGTCGAGCAAAGAAGAATTAAGGAAGTTGCTATCACAAAATGGAGTTCTTCTTATAGGTAAAGAATTAGATCAAATGATGTTCTATTTAATTACTTGTGCTAAGAACCAACAACACCAATTTGAGGCTGAGATTATGAGAAGGCAGTTTGGTTGGGCAGATGACGATACTAAGTTTATTTTAGGAGATAAGGAGATTGGAGCCAGCACCATTAAATTCTCTCCGCCATCTCCAGTAACAGAACGGCTATGCCCTTACTTTGAGCCGAAAGGTTCGCTAGAAGAATGGAAGCGCGTCATAGCTGTCTATGATATGCCTGACTTTGAACCCCATGCGTTTGGGTTTTTTACTGCTTTTGGAGCACCGTTGATTAAGCATCTGGGCTATAACGGCGCGATGATAAACTTGATTAACTCCCATAGTGGCACAGGTAAATCTACTGTACTGAAGATGTGTAACAGCGTATACGGACACCCTGATAAGTTACTAGCACAAGAAACGGATACGTTTGCTCACAAGATGAATAGACTAGGTATTATGAACAACTTGCCGTATACCATAGATGAGATAACCAACATGGCCCCAGAGTCAGTATCAACTCTACTGTATGGGGTGTCACAAGGCACTGGGCCGGGACGTATGCAGTCTCAAAACAATATGGAGCGCAAGAACGACACTACTTGGGCCTTGATAGCTTTAGCGTCTAGTAACTCGTCTATGGCAGAGAAACTTAATCTGATTAAGCAGTTTGCCGACGGCGAAATCATGCGGCTGTTAGAGTACAGGATAGACGCAACGACTAATTTATCTAAAGCAAAAGCATCTAAGTTGTTTGAGGGAACTTTGTTAAACAACTACGGTTTAGCAGGGGGGGTTTATTTACAGTGGGTAATACAGAATCTACCTAAAGCAGTAGAGATAGCCAAACAGTATCAAGAAAAATTAGATGTACAAGCTAAACTTAATGCGCGAGAACGGTTCTGGTCTGCGGTTATATCCTGCAATATTGCAGGTGCACATATAGCTAAGTCATTAAATCTAATAGACCTTGATGTAGCCAGAGTTCTTAAATGGGCAACGTATGAATTAGTACCTACGCTGCGCGACCAAATATCTGAGCCAGATATAGACTTTGAAGGTGTACTAGGTGCGTTTGTAAATGCGACATACGGCAAGATATTGGTGGTTAATGGTAATGTCGACGCAAGGACATCTCTATATGAGCAGCCTATCTTAGAACCTAGGCAAGAGTTATTGATCAGGATCGAACCCGATACGAAGCTCATGTATATATTCAGTAAAGCACTACGTACATACTGCGCGAAAGAACAGATTATATTCAAGGATTTAATAAACAATCTTAAAGCAAGTGGTGTGTTTAAAAAGACAGAAAGAAAACGGTTAGGTAAGGGCAGTGCTATTAACGCGCAAGGCGTAGACAGCCATGTGTTTCAGTATAACGAAGACATGATTGATGTAGCAGATTTTGTTAAAGGGGTTGCTAATGATTGAATTACACGGAATTAATTTTGATATTCAGTGGGACAAGTTTGAGCCACACTCAAGTTTCTTTATCCCGTGTCTTGATGTTAAAGAGGCAAAAAGGATTATTAAGTTAGAAGCTGCCAA